GCCGTTGGGGTACCAACCGGCGCGGTGATCGCGTTCACTTCTTCGTAAAACGCACCGACACCGGAAAATGCGAGAGCCTCTGTGGAAGGATGAAACAGTTCGATGAGAACCTCAATGCCCGGCTGGATATGGAGCAAGAAACCTTAATTTAAATAAAGGTGAGATTGAAATGCATGGAAAAAGACTCGGAAGGAAAATCCTACCAAACCGATTATAATAAAAATGCAAGTAATTGTTTTTTAATCGCCATTGTGCTTCTCGGTTTTGCTCTAATTTGTACGGTTTATTTAGCCTTCATTAATCGGATTTCGCTTGAAATGATTATCGGTTCAGATCTTGCTCTCGCAGCCATTTTTATCGCATTCGGGTTCTATTTCAGGGACGATTTTAAAAACAAAGAAGAGCAGAAAGATGAGATTTTTTCCGGGTTAAAAAAAATTCGTGATCAACTCGATCAAATCCATCCAACAACTCATGGAATATACCAGACGCAAAACGACACTCTCGAAAATACCCGGATTGCATACGAATTCCGTAATCAGAGATCTGTCGAATTGGCAGGTTACAACCGATTGCTCGATGCTGGTGTGTGGGGATTTATAGGATTTGCACTAATTGAGTTATTCAGAGACGATGTAACTTATGAAAATACCCTCATTTTCTGCATTATTGTTATCATTACGATGTTTTTATGGCGGATAATTGCCAAACGCTATAACAAAGATATCGTCGGAGAATATATAAAAATTTTATATTGTGAATGCGCTCTTAATCTCAATGAAGATATCTCCTTAAAAAACAGTTTAATACCGATAATGGATAACAAAACGGAATACAGCTGTCTTACCAACAAGGAACAATATCACAAGCTCATCCGAGATCTGAAGTATGGTAAAAAACCAGATAACGGTCATAAAATACGAGATCTAATCGCAGCTGGCTTAGTAATGCTTGCAATTTTATTAACCGCAATCGCTCCGTTTCTTATCACAATCGCGCCCTCTCTTATTACAATCGCTCCGTTTCTTATCGTTATAATTACTCTTCTAATTCTCGCAATTTCGCTACTCTGGTAGTTTAAGCAGTTCTGTCAGTTGTTGCACTTCTGGCAGATCGAATTCCCTTTTCTCAGCCCTCCTGCCTATTCTTCTTTCATATCACACCCCGGCTCGTTCGGGGAGGATGTATTTTGTCATGACAGACTGTAACTCATGCGAACCCACGACCCCGGCGGTCGATACCGCCCCGGTCGATGCACCCATTGACCCATCAGTGGCCGGTGTAGACAAGACGAGCGTCGAAGACCCGATAATTCACCCGGCAGATCTCCCATTCCCTGAGGGCGTATCGCTCACCATCCCGAAGATCTGGATGCACTCGCTCGTTGGTAGCCCATTCAATTCCCTGACCAACCCTTCCGAGGATGAACCGGTCATCCGGATTTCCAAAAGCCAGCTCGAAGCATACGGAGCCGGCGGACAGGACCTGATCAACATGCTGTTCAAGGCCCTGGGCCTGGACAAGATCAAAGAGAAAGTGAGCGCCGTCTATGCCGTCGCATGGGACCCGGACCGCTTCCCCACAGCCCCGCTCCTCGCTCAGGGTGATCTCCCGACTGGTCGCCATACGTGGGAACGCCGCACCGAGTACCTCCCCGACTACATCTACATGAGGGACATCGGAGAACACGATCTCGTGATCGCGGCCCAGCTCCGGATCAACGTCCAAACCGGCAGGATCCTCCCGTCCGGAGACTTCAACAGCTGGACCGAGTTCCCCCACATCGGCCCGATCGTGATCCGGAAGGTCAAGATCATCATGGAGGCATGATCGCCATGTCTCAGTACCAGCGCAAGAATCCCGAGCTCCTTGAAGCCATCCTCGACAAGGACGGCAACGCTCACGTCATCAGCGCCGGGGTCCTGACCGGGGAAATGATCCCGAAGGCCACCTTCGAGGCGGACTGGGGCCCTTTAGTCAAGCAGGGGTGACCGCCTCATGGCCTGCCTCCCCTACCGCAGCGGATCTCACCTCCGTAACGGCGGTATCGTCCACGCCGCCGGTCATCTACTCGCCCGTTTCCGTTACTGGTTCCGGGGAATCACCCGGGAGGTCTTCCACCGTGGCTGATCATCCGACCATTACCGCAACCACAATACCCGACCCCTCCCTCGGCCACTGGGACGGCGATTTCTGGGTAGAGGCCAACGGGTACCGGGTCTCTCGAGAGTGGTGCGACCTGCTTCCGGGATACTACGGACCCCTGCGGAAGGATCCTGACAACGGACTCGGTGATATCGAATTCACAAACCGCATGAGCGACATCCTCGCAAAAGTCACCGGAGTGACCGGCCTTCTTGACTGCTCCTCTGAAATCCATGGACTCCAGTTCGGGATCTATGTCGGGTACCTCTACCTCACCACAAGGAAGGACATTCCACCCGTTCCGATATTCTGGTGCGGGGAGGGCAAAAAGGACAACGACAGCCACTACGTTCTCACGGGATTCATCGCAGGTCGCGCAGGTCGCAAGATTGACGATTCCATGCCTGACCTCAAAACCATCGCGGGAATCTTCGCAGCCGGCGGGATCAGTGTCGGTGCCGTCCTGAAATACATCCTCCCACTGATTGGAGTATCGATCTGATGAACACCACGGGGCTCGCGTTTGTCGTTCATCTGGACGGGGACACATCCGGCATGACGCGAAGGACGCTTGGGAGAGCGTTTGCGGTTCACAGTTCCGCCCGGGCCCCATCTCCCTGCCGTATCGGACTCCCTGTTGCTCGCTTGTCGTCCGGTCGGTGGGGATTTTATCACTTCAAACACCTGCCCGCCGGCCTCCAGCACCGGCGCCAGGCATCACCCGTTCGGCCGGAATCAGGAATCGCACAAATAGAAGACATGCAACGCACAGCAGCCCTGTATCCCGGTACACATTCAGCCATTTGGATTACTACTCACGAGATAATTGATCGCCTCCATCCGGCCAGAACGGGATAGAAAAGCAGCAGGGTAGGGAAGCCAGGTCCATCCCGCCAGCCCCATAAGCTGGAGCCCGCCGGTTCGAATCCGGCCCCTGCTATTCCATGACTGAACAAATCCGGCTCCGGTGCCTTATCAAACCCGGGATCTGGTCCCAGCTCTCGCTGCTCGAGAAAATAGCAGTCGTGCAGCTGTGCCTGGCGGTCTGCACGTTCCTGCTGCTGGTGATACTGGTGACGCAATGAAAAAGAAAGAGCTGCAGGAGGTCCCGATCGTGGATCTTGTTCCCTACAAGAAAAAGCTCCACAACACAGAAAAATCAGTTCCCGACATCATCACCTCCCTGGAGAAATTCGACTATGTCAAGATCTCGGTTGTCGTCGATGAAAAAATGGAGATCATCTGCGGCAAAGGCGTGGTCGAAGCAATGCAGAAACTCGGGTGGACGGCCGTTCCCCAGGTTACCCAGGTAATCGGTATGCCCGAGGTCCTCAAACGGGAATACCGGATCGCGGATAACCAGACCTCCGCCCGGTCCACCTGGAGTCTCGAGTCCCTGCTGCAGGAGATAGAAGAGATCAGGGCCGAGGACACAGACTTCGAAATCGGAGATCTTGGGTTCAACCAGAAGGAACTCGACCAGATGATCCGCGATGTCGAGGCCGAAAAGAACGTCCAGGATGACGACTTCGACCCGGAAAAGATCCGGCCGACCGATATCCAGTATGGGGACCTCTTCGAGCTCGGATCCCACCGGCTCCTCTGCGGAGACTCAACAAAGCCCGAGGACCTGCAGCGGCTCATGGGCGGCGCACTCGCTGCGATGGAACTCACGGATCCGCCGTACAATGTCAATTATCAGGGCAAGACCAAGGCAGCACTCAAGATCAAGAACGACCAGATGTCAGCCTCCGACTTTTACCAGTTCCTCCTGAAGGCATACCAGGCCATGTACGCCACCATGAAACCCGGCGCCCCGATCTATGTCTGCCACTCGGACTCCGAGACAATCGCGTTCCGTCAGGCATTCATGGAGGCCGGATTCCAGCTCAAGCAATGCATCATCTGGGTGAAGGACCAGTTCGTGCTCGGCCGGCAGGACTACCACTGGCGACATGAACCCATCCTGGAAGGCGTCAAGGACTGCAAGGACCACGAGCCGGCCCTCTACGGCTGGAAAGATGGCGCCGCCCACCGATGGCTCGGAGGTCGCTGCCAGGATACCGTCTGGGAAGTCCCGAAACCGAAACGGAACGCTGAACACCCGACAATGAAACCCATCCCCCTGATGGCCCGGGCGATCCTGAACTCCTCGATCGAAGGCGATATCGTCCAGGACGCATTCGGGGGCCTCGGGGCCACGCTGATGGCCTGCGAGCAGACCGGCCGGGTTTGCTATACCAACGAGCTGGACCCGCATTACTGCCAGGGCATCATCGATCGTTGGGAACAGGCAACCGGCAAGACTGCGAGGAAAATCACGGAATGAAGAAAAAAGCAACACTTCCTGAGAGCAATGCGAACTGGAAAATAGTTGATCCGGAGGACGCCCGGAAAGAAATCAAGGCCCAACTCTCGAAGAAGAAGCCCGCCGTGAAAAAGAAAGCGGGTGTGAATAAAACAGAGCAGATAAAAAAGGAGACGCCGGCAACACTTCCGAAGAAACCCGGCAGATCGACGAAATACGACCCGGAGTCCCACCCCCTCATGGCATGGGTCCTCGCGGTCCTGGGCAAGACCAACATCGAGATCGCGGCTGAGCTTACCATTTCGAGCCGGACCCTCCACGAGTGGGGCAAAAAACACCCGGAGTTTCTAAGCTCGGTAAAGGGTGGTAAATCCATTGCCAATGCCCGGGTGGTCAAAGCACTTTTCAGGCGTTGTATCGGTGAAAAAACAACGAGGAAGAGGGTCATTCAAAACCCTGACGGCACCCTACGGAAGGAGGTAACCGAGGAAGAAATCATGCCGGACGTGGGTGCGATCGCACTCTGGCTGCCGAACCGTGATCCGGCGAACTGGAAGAACCGTGCGAATATTGAACACACCGGGGCAGATGGCGCTCCGCTGGAATCGACGATCATAATCCTCCCTGACAATGGTAGAGACAAAACAGCGAAAGCCGGTAAGAAAGGTCATTGAACCTCAACCGGGAAGGCAATACGAGTTCCTCTCATCACCTGCGGATATCGTTATTTATGGAGGTGCTGCAGGGTCCGGGAAAACCTTCGGGATCCTTGTCGACCCACTCCGCCATATCAAGAGCGTCCCCGGGTTCGGTGCCGTTATCTTCCGAAGGGAAACCCCGCAGATCACCAACGAAGGCGGGCTCCTGGATGAAAGCCGCAAGATCTATCCTTCCCAGGGCGGCCTCGTGCGGGAATCCCCGAAGATCGACTGGACCTTCCCGCCGTTCAACAACCGGATCCACTTCGACCACCTGCAGTATGAGAAGACCTGTCAGGCATACGACGGCGCACAGATCTGTTATATCGGATTCGATCAGCTGGAGCACTTCACCGAATACCAGTTCTTCTATATGTTTTCCCGGAACCGGTCCACCTGCGGGATCCGCCCGTGCATCAGGGCCACCTGTAACCCGGATGCCGACTCATGGCTCGTAAAAAGCAAGGGCGGCAAAGGTGAGTGGGGTACCGGGTTCATCTCGTGGTGGATTGACCCCAAGACCGGATATCCGATAGACAGCCGGTCCGGAGTGATCCGTTGGTTTATTCGGGATAATGACATGCTCGTCTGGGCTGATTCTGCGGAAGAACTCAATGAAAAATACCCGGGCCGGCAACCGAAAAGCGTCACGTTTATCCCGGCAAAACTCTCCGACAACCCGATTCTCGAAACCATCAATCCTGATTATCGCGGCAACCTGCAGGCCCTCTCGTACGTAGAACAGGAGCGGCTGCTGCAGGGCAACTGGAAGATCCGCATGCAGGCCGGCACGGTCTTCAAGCGGGAATGGTTCGAAGTTGTCGATGACAAAGATATCCCAAGGTCCGAGAACGTTGTCCGGTTCTGGGATATGGCCGCCACCAAGAAGACCAAGAAAAGCAGCGACCCCGACTGGACTTGCGGGTTTAAAATCAGCAGGGTCGGCGGCTTGTATTACATTCTGGATCTGGTCCGCATCCAGGATAACCCCGGGGAGGTCGAGAAGAAACGGCAGGCAGTTAAGAATCAGGACGGCCCCGGGGTCAAGATCCGCGAAGAGCAGGAAGGCGGGTCCAGCGGCAAGACGGTCATTTATCTTGCCGCCCGGGACCAGTTCAGCGGGTCGGACTACATGGGGATCCCCTCAACCGGCTCGAAGCAGGCCCGGGCGGTTCCGGCATCCAGGGCAGCATACAACGGCCTGATCAAGGTCCGCCGGGCAGCATGGAACGACCTGTTCTTCGCGGAGGTGGAGGCCTTCCCGGACGGCAAACACGACGATATAGTCGACGGGTTCTCCGGTGGATTCAACGAGCTGGCGGAACATCTGCGGAACACTGTCAACGAACCGACCGCGGAAGAGGCAGTCGCAACTGCAGCACAGCCAGACGATTTCGGCATGGGCCTCGATGATTCCTTCTTCGGGGATGACGAGCTCGGGGAGTTGTTCTGACCATGGAGATCGACAACCGGGTATCGACCCGCATCAAGGAAAGCACCCTGGCACAATGGGGGTATAAGGACGGCCAGTACTGGATCACTCTGAACCTTGCCGGCTGTTGGGCGGAGGCAAAAGAGATCATCGATCGCTGGAGGGGGTACGACTTCACCGAAGAGATCGCCGATCCGGAACGCTGGCCGGCTTACGACAAATACATCGACACCCTCTGCGACTCGCTCGCGGCCTCGTATCTCATCGAGAGGATCTGTATCGAGCGTAACCACCAGAAGATCCGGCTGAAACGGGACCACTGCAAACCGTGCTGCATCAACCACATCATGATCGCCATGCACAACCACGTGCATCAGCACTTCACATACACGGCGAAGAGCGACGGCACGCAGGCAATCCGGGAAAATTTGCCCGGTGATTTTACGAAAAGGAGCAAGGATTGAGGTTTAAACTATGGTAAAAAAATCCGACAAACCAGAAGAGGGCACGACCTACTACTTCGCGCCCGGGGGCACATCGTTCAAAGCCCCGAAGATGGACGTCAACTCGATCGCCAAGATTATCGACAACAAGACTATCGAGGAGGGCCTGACCAAACAGCAGCGGATCCTCTTCCAGCACGACCCGAAGGTCTCGGTCAAGAACCTCAAGACCAAAGAGGTGGACCCGGACCTCACATCGATCATCGATGACATGGTCCAGGAGGACAATATCGCCCTGAACTTCGCGATCCAGCGGGCATGGCGTGATACCGCCGAATGGGGCCCGGCCCTGTATAATCCGTACTGGGACTACGAGGGATCAGAGTTCCGGATGAAGAAACTCAAGCGGCTGGAACCGTGGGGTTTCGCCAACAGGGGCACATCCGTCTCGTACGTCTACAACAAGATCCTGCCGGGCATCCTTGTCAACGACAAGACGCAGGAACCTGAATATTGGCAGACCGACGAAAAGGGCAAGATCAACCAGCTGCGGAACGTGGAGGTCCTCACGGACCCGATCAAGAGCGGTATCGGAGGCAGCCCCGCGATCGTGCCGATCTTCCCCTTCGTGAAAATGCTCACCCACTCCTGGATGCGGCAGATGCAGAAGGTCAGCCAGTACGGCAGCGGCGGCATCTGGTTCCTGAAGGTCACTGATCCGGTTGGGGATGATAAGAAATTCGCCCAGAACCTCATGAACAATGTCAGTTCGATCAACCGGTACCAACTCCGGCCCAACATGAGTATCGAGAACCTCGGCATCACCGAAAGCGGGTCCGCGCTCGAGACTATCACTCAGTTGGGCATGGAGATCCGCCAGTTCTTCACCCCTGCGGGCCTCATCCAGAAAGACGGAGGTACTCTGATCGGCGGGTCCTCCGGGCCCGAATACGATCTCTATATGTCCTTCATTGCAGGGACGCACCGCTGGCTGGAGGCATATATCCGGCGGCTCCTCACGCCATACCTGGTCTACAATAATTATTATGACAAGGGTTTCCGCATCGTTGCCGAGATCCCCGCCCCGACCGTGGACAAGTCCGAGCTCTACGTCAAGATCCATGACAGCGGCAGCAACCAGGGCACCCTGCTCCCGAACGAGAAGCGGGCTCTGCTCCGGGCAGCCCTCCCGCAGCAGGCCGGTATCGATATCTCGGATCTGGATGACAAGGGAATCGCGGACCTCCTGGCATACTCACAGCAGTCAAAACCGCAGCAGTTCAACACGCAGCTGCAGAAGGCCGAAGCCGTGGCAAAGGTCATCGCCGCCAATCCTCTGGACCCGTACGCTCCCTTCAAAGGCGGGAAGACCCAGGTGCAGAAGGTTATCCAGGCAACGCTCGGGATCGAGGAAGGAGAATAATGGTCTTCATCAAGGGGGCGTGGCTGGACCCATGGGTGAACATATTCCCATGGGATCCCCGCTGGCAGGAGTACTTCTGCTGCCCGCAAACTCGCGTCACCCATCTATCTCATATTGAAACGTTCAACCCGGCAACCGGGAGCGGTGAGAAGCACGATCCCCCACAGTGGATTACCCTTCATTGCCCTTTGACCGCAGATAAAGATCAGATATTCGGCCGTGAACTACAGGTGCCTGATGATCACCGCTGGTATGTAACCATCCGCCCCGACTGGTGCCCCTTGAGATCGAGGAGCCCCCCAGAATGACCTCCTCTGCGCTCGATCATCTTTCCAAGGAGCTGCAGGCCGATCCCACGCAGGCAGAGGCCCGGGTCGCGGGTTATGAAGAGCAGCTCACCGGCCTCTTCGAGAATTATAAGAAGGCCCTCCTGAGGGAACTCACCCAGGATGCAGACGCGGTCAAACTCCAGAAGGCCACTTCCGCCAGGACCTATACGATCGATATCGGGACGTTCTCCAAAAAGATGGAGAAACTCACCCGGGAAGAACTGATCGAACCGGCCTCCGAGATCATCTGGGATGAGACCAAAAACGCATACCTCCACGGCAAAAAACACGGGGATATTCAGCTCAGGCCATTCGGGATCCTGTTGGGCGCACCCCTCAACATCCGGCAGGTAGAGTGGCGGAAACTCAAGATCATCATCGAGAAGGACAAGGGCGAATTCAAGGGCATCACGGACGCCACCAACCAGCGGATCCGCAGTATCATCGCGGACGGGATCCTGAACGAAACCAAGTACGGGGAGATCACCCGGGGGATTGTCAAGGCCGTTGACGGGGTCGGCATCACCAGGGCCTCGACCATGGTCCGCACCGAGACCATGAAAGCGGTGAACCTGGGCGTCAAGGACCAATATGGTGTAGCCGGGATCGAGGAGCTGGAAAGAGTCGAAGCCATCGATGAGCGGACCTGCACGGATTTTGAGATCGATATCGGCAGCCGCCACTTTACCGGCTGTGGTGAACTCGACGGGCAGATATTCACCCGGGAAGAAGCCGATCAGGTTGATGCAAAGATGCACCCGAACTGCAGAGGAACATGGATCCCCCATATCAGCGTACCGGAGGTAACTGCAGAGTGACTTCCGGCACCCCGCTTGCACCCGATGAGAAGGAATACATCCTCAATCATCTCGCGGACGGCCCCGCCAGGATAGCGTTTGATCTCGGGCGGGAATTCAGCAGCATCAACGGGGGGTTCCGAAAGCGGGACACGGTCAAGAAGTTCATCCGCCGCGCCCGGAGGACCGGCGCTCCGCTGGTCCTTGAAATTCCGGCTTTTGTGCTGGAAATGGCACGGGAAAAAGGGATATCGCAGGATCAGATGAGTTTTATCGCGATGCGGGCGATTTTGCAGAAAGTGAGGGTGGGTTAAATCTCTTTCTTAACATCCTCAAAAATCCCGGCCTCGATCATCATTTTTAGTTCCGATAATGCAGGATCGACCTCAATCCAATCACTCGGACCTCTGCCACCGGTTATATGGGCGAGATTGGCAGCCCCGTCCCAAATGCGGCTTGCCTCCTGCCAATCTGCATTTATTACTTCATTGAGAAATTCGGTGAGTTTCACCCGCACCGCCTCCGGTACTCCCGCAGCTCCTTGAGCAATCGCTGGATCAGATTATCATCCGTCTCCCGCCCGTGCCGCTCCTCCTCAAGCAGGCCCTTCGTTCCTTTCTTCAATCGTATGCTGGAAACCTCATCTTCAGTCATAAAAATACCTTAAATTTTGATTGTATATGGAACTACCTCATCGCCATCAAGCGCCAGGAAGTCTGCTGCCTCTTTATTAGTGAAGATCGCGTCGACGATTTTACCCGCTCGGATGATAATCCAGACCACTTTCTCCAGTCCCCGCTCCTTATTTTGCATGATCGTATATCACATATACGGGATATATGATTTTGGGTGGGGGATTTGAGTTGTCCCTATATTGCAATTCCGCACCAATAGTACTATGCCCATCGGCTCTTTTACGCAACAGACGGACCTCACGGGCGGAAAGGTCCACCTCAACAAGGTCGTTAAAGCGTGCCCGAACGGCAAGTGCCGGCTCGGCCCGACCGTTCACTGTTCTAAGACAACTGCCGAGTCGCACAAGGCGATCCTGCATGGGCTTGATCGGAAGGTAGGCAAACTCTTCTTCGGTAAAGAACCGTTCGAACCGACAGTCGACTCCTGGAACACCACTCCCCTCGTTTTCGCCCAGATCCACCCGGAACCCCGGGAACTCGGGGTCAGGGTCGGTGCGAAGTATTTCGGACAGGATCCGGGATTCACACAGGATGAACTGGACCGCATCAACGGCGCGATCATCGGCGAAGCCAGTGAGCCGTTCATCGAGGGCGCAGGCCACCCGAAACTGATCGTGACCAAGAACTACACCGACGAAACCGCGATCCGGATGTTCGGGCAGGGCCTCATAACCGAGGACCAGCTCCTGAAATCCCAGGAAGCGGTCCCGATCGCGCTCAAACTTCTCGCAGAGGGCAGGCTCTCGCATTCCTCGGGCCTCATCTGTCCCGATGATGGCGAGAAGCTGACCGGCACCGTGATCCCGAACCACATCCTCGAATTCGAGGAAACCGAACGCGATCAGCCACTCGATCGGATGGCCGTCGTACTGAGCAAGGAAGAGGTAGACGATGTGAAAGGCGATTCAAAAACCAACATCGGGAAAGTCATGTCATCGAAGAACCAGGTGCGCCTGAAGGAGATCCTTGATGGCATCCACACGTTCTTCGAGAGCATGGCAGGAGGGACCGACATGCCCGCAGAAACAGACTCGAAGAAAAACAGCGTGACCATCGTGAAACAGGGGACAATGAACGAGCCGGACGGCGAGTCTCTTGAAGGACAGATCGAGCTCGTCCGGCAGAGCCTCTCGCAAGAGATCGGACTGAAGTACCCGACCGGGGAAGACCGGCCCGTATGGACCGTGATGACCCTGCCGGACAAGGTGATCTGGCAACACCCGGACACCATGCAGTATTACGCGACCGGCTACACCATCGGAGATGATGGAGCGATCACGTTCTCGGCCCCGGTCGAAGTCGAGCAGGCTTACGTCGTGAAGGAAGCGAACAACGTTTTCCTCAACATGACCGCAGAGGACCTTGACACCATCGTCAAGAGGAACAAGGTACAGGACTCAAAAATGGCACCAACACCTGAAGAGACTGCAGCAGCTACTGCACAGAAACAGAAGGACGACGCCCTCCTGGCAAAAGATGCCGAGATCGCCCAGCTCCAGAAGGAGCGGAACGACCTCGCAGCCGAGAAGTCGCAGGCACAGAAGTCGAAATTCGATGCCGCATGGGACGGCCTGAAAAAGACCGTCATTCCCCCGGGCGAGATCAAAGACCCCGCGGACGAGGTCAAGCTCCAGAAGATGAGCATTGAGGACCCGCTCGGGTTCGCTGCGAAGGTTGCATCCTGGAAGAACGCCCCGCAGAAAGGCGAAGAGGGATCCGCTCATGTCAGCGGCCCCGATGCGAAGAAGAACGAGGCCGCTGAAATCGACCGCGTCCTGAAGGCGACCTCCGGCCGGGCGGTACCCGGGACGCTTCACTGAAGAGGTGTAAAAGAAAATGACAGATAATCAGTCAACAATCGCCGGGAACTACAGAGGAACCGGCCCGGTTATCGAATGCATCCTTGATGAAGGTGCGCCGACCGTCTCGGATGGCGCTTTCGGGCCTGAAGGATTGACAATGAAGGTCGCGGTAAACTCCTCTTCATACAATCTTGAAGAGAACCAGGCAGTCGCGCTCTCTAACGACGTCCTGAACACTTTCGTGGGAACGGAGGGAATGCCAATCGTGGAACGGGCTGTGAATGCCGAAGTCCTCGTTATGGGCACCATCATTTCCAAACCCAAGTGGAACACCATGCCGCCGAACACCGCCGCGGGCGACTCGCTCACAAAAAGGCTGGCCGGGAAATATTACCGCACGGCCCTGATCGAGTTCCACATCGCGGGTAAGATCGTCGCTGCACAGGTTATGTGCGACGGTACCAATGCCTGCGTGCCCGGTGTCGGGGCCACCCTCAAGGCCAACATCGCGAAGATGTACACTGCCGGGAATGACGGATACTTCTTCGACAGTGCAGCCAGCGGAGGCACGGGCGTTATCCCGCTCCACTATGCACCTGCAGGAACTGAGGGGGATCTCTATACCGTGGCCTGCCTGGTGTATGGCATGCTGACAGCAGTAACGGGGGCCTGATTATCATGGAAGGCAATCTTGATTTCTATCTCAATCAGGGAACCGCACTTCGCCTAATCTATGAACGGGCAGAACCGTTCCTGCTCTGGTCGCAGTTCGTCCAACCTGTCAAAGATGATCACGCGGCATTCGTCTATCGCTACGACAACGTAGGGAAAGACTCCGATCCCAAGAAGAAACAGCCGGCCCACATCCAGATTGGCGGGGACTTCCCCGAGATCGACATGAGCCGCCCCACTGTCGGGTCGGGCATGACGGAGAGCAAAGGTTTCTCAGTGCGTATCCCCCGGAACATTATCCGCGAGGAAGCCCTGGGTATCAACGAAGTCCAGAAGGCGTACAAATTTGCCGGGTTCTGGATGGCTCGCTATCTCAACAACAACATCCTCGCGGCAATGAAAGCCGGGTTCGCAACCGCATCGATGACTCCCACAGCCCCATGGCAGGGAACCGGATCGGAAAAGGCAGCACCGGTCGATGACATGATCGTCCTCGAATCCGAGATGGATCGTGAAGATTATGCCTTTTCAATGACGGACGCATTCGTCCACAAGACCAGCTGGTACGGGATGAAACGCTATCTCACCAGCGCCGACATCAACGAGGCAAAGCAGCGCCTAATGTACGGTGTTCCGTCCATCAAGAAGGACCAGATCACCATCCCGGTTGTCGACAGCGATCTCTGGAAGGTCAAATCGGGTCTCACCCTCGGCAGCTTCCTCGGTCTTGACCGGAATAACCCCGGTGTCGAGCTCCACTATTACATCGACTCGAAGTTCTCCAGGGAAGAGGTCCAGTACGAGGCCATAGTCAATGGCGTGAAACAGACCATCACTGCCGTCAATCTTGGGTTCCATTTCGAGCAGCTTGAAGACCCGAAGAACCACGACACTATCCTCAAGTTCTGGGACGAAAGCAAGCCGGTCGTGACCCAGACATACGCCGGCATCTACAAGAGCACCGGTTTCTGATCAACCCTCTTTTTTGAGGGACTCTATCTCCAGTACAAAAAATCAGGAGGAAAACAAGTGACTGAAATTACTGCGAAAGGATTCCGTGAAATGGCAGGATCTCTCGCCCAGAAGATCGCCTCGTTCCTGCAGAACATCGACGGGGCGAACCTCGGAACAGTAGCCAATGCAAACGTGATCGCAGGTGTTGACGGTATCATCCGCGTGGATATCGCGGACGCATCCGCGGACACCGATGTCATCATGACCCATAAGGTCCGTGTCATCGATGCCTGGGTCGTCAATACCGGGATTGCAGCGCATGCAACAGCCGACACGATCACTTTCAAGAACGGCACGAATGCCATCACGGACGCGATCGCAAAAACCGCCACCGTCAACGCCGTTAAGCGGGCGGGCACTATCAGCCCGACCTACCACGAGATCGCAGCTGGTGGGACGCTCCGCATCACGGCAGTCAAGAGCACCAATGCAGCCGTGACAGCTTATGTCTGCGTGATCCGGGTTGCCTGAGGCGATGCAGCATGACAAACTGCCTCTCCGATATCTACGACACGTATGCAGCATTTGAGACTGCGATCGAGTTGATCGATGACACTAAAATAGTGGGCGTCGGTTTCCCTGTCGTTAATGGCCGGCAGAAGTTCGTGATCGTGAAGAAAGGCGCGTGAGGATGAGATGGCATACTGCACAGCAGCGAATGTAAAAGTCTATACCGGTACCACGGTCCTGGACGCGGACCTCACCGCGATGATCTCTGATTCAGACGATGAGATCAACCAGTTCTTCGTGACTCGCGGGGGCCTCACACCGAGTTCAACCGCTGCAAAATCCGCGTCGATTCTTCTCACGCGATCGAAGGTTGCAGAGCGGTTCCACAACACCGGGGAAAACCCGACCGCATGGTCCTCGGGCGATTACGCACAGAGTGGGGTCGCCGATCAGAAGGGCCTGGCAGATTCCCTGCATAGTGAGGCAGAGAAAGTGATGCGTGACGAGCTCGGTCGCCTACAGTCGGGATACATCGACTCCGCAAGCACCCGGCGCAGCGATGCCGTCGTGGACGACTTCAAACTCGACCAGTCCGATATCCCGGAATCGTTCTCGGAGCTGACCTCATGAAGGGTATGGCCCACACCTGCACGATCAAGCGCAAGTACCGGCAGAAGAACCTCTCGTTCACAGCCGGCACCGGCACTGCTGCAGCAGGCCAGACCGTAACGGGCGGGACCTCGCACGCGACCGCCGTCATCGTAGCGATCGCGACAGGATCCCTGCGGGTCCAGGATCTCACGGGCACATTCACCGCGGGCGAAACACTCACCACGACAACCTGGTCGGGGACCTTCGGCACCTCAACGGATGCTGCCAAAACCGGCGGCGGATATTACTTCTATTGGGCGATCGACCAGTCGGACGTTGCCTGCAGGTTCTATGAAGGCGGTGGCGGCAAAGGTGTCGTAATCCTCATGGCAGGCGGGACCGTGCTGCAGCCGCTCAAGTGCATGTTACCGGCAACGGTGAACATCACCAAAGAAACCGCTGCCGAGTACCTCATCACAACGACCGAAACGCAGCATGCCGGCACGTATTCCCTCTCGAAATTCTATCCCCGCACCGGAGCCGCCATCACCAACCACTTCGAGGCGGAACTTACCCGGGAGGAGATCACCCTATGAACGAGGATGCGGTCCTGATGGCTATCGGAGGACTTACGCGAGCTGTGGAGGACCAGGGCCGTGAGATCCACGATATGAAAAGCGCCATTACGGACCAGGGCAAGTGCTGCAGGGACTGCCGTAAAGATATTGACCGGGACATCGAGGCCCAGGCCACCCTGTTCAACGATCGTATCGACAAAGAGAACGAGAAGATCAAGACCCTCCAGGACCTGCATCTCGGAGAGAAGGCAGTCGGTTCATGGATCGACAACGGTCTCGGCCGGGCGGGAAACGTCCTCGGGATCGTATCCATCCTCATCGTGGTAACGTCCGGGATAATGACGTTCATCACCTGGGTATGGCCGCTGCTGCAGAAGATCGGAGGTTCCTGATTCCATGACCCGGATCCTCACCGTTGACGAACTCATCGTCAAACTCAAGAACGTCCAGAAGGCCGCAATGCCCGCCACCAAGAAAGGCATGCGTGTGGCTCTCTTCAACGTCAAGGGAGGAGCGGTCCGGAACTGTGATCCCGGGTCCACCCCGTACGCGAAGGCCCCGTACTCTGACGACGACGACCCGCACCGGGATCCCGTCCATATGCGGGACTCCATGGGAACGAGGGTTGAGGTTAGCGGGAACAGCGTCCGGGGCATTATCGGGAATACAAAACCGTATTCTCACTATGTCCACGACGGCACGAAGTATATGCCCGCCCGGCCCTTCATCACGGACGCGATTAAGGAAAAGCAGATCGAAACCAGGGCGATCCTCTCTAATGCCTTGGAGATCGGCGTCCTGCAGGCATGGGACGGGGATCTCTTCGCGGGCGGACTCGGCCAGCAGACCGGGAACATCCCGACCATGATGGATGAAGGTGAGGAATGACACTCGCTGCCATTCTCCTGGATATCCGCACGCTCCTGGATGGCGACACGATCCTTCAGGGCCCGGCCATGCTCGGGGCCGCAGGTCACGTCTTCCCAGGGTGGCGCACGGACGACATGGTTCTCCCGTGTCTTACCATCACCGAGAACAGCGAGAGCAGTGTCCGCCGTCCCACGTACGGCACGAGCAGGCACCGGGACAATTCCCCTACCATCCAGATTGATTTCTGGACGTCTGTGGATGACTCGAACGCCCCAACAACCGACGTCGAAGTGGATCTCATCTGCGATCGTATCGACGAGCTGCTCTTCAAGCCCGGAAATGTCGCGAACACCAGAAGCTGGAGGAGGTCAACGACCAGCCCGTTATCACCCGACCCGGACGCACCCCGGGAGCTCCACAAGGCGCTCCGGTACTCGTTCGAGTATGGCGTGACGGATACCTAAAAAAGGAGGTTCAAAAACATGGTAGAAGTTTCAGATTTCGACGAATATACCGGCGTTAACGGCCACCTTGTCGTTGACGGTGTTGTACTCGCCGATGTCACGTATGATGTGAAATGGAGCCGGGGTATTGCCGCACACGACCGTGCCTCAGCATACTCGGACGTCCAGCTGCCGGGGAAATTCTCCGTGAAGACCACCATCAAGAAGCAGCTGGTCCATTCAGAGGCTGCAAAGCTTCTCGGGTACTCACTGAATGCAACCCCGGTCACAGGATCCGCAACCGCGTGTCTTGCAGCAACGACGATCACCGCAGGGACCGCAGTCACGATCACATCAGATCCGGCCACCCCGTCGATACTGAAGATCACGACTTCGGTTGCAGCGACCACACTCGCAGGCGCGATTATCATCTCCGGTACCGATGCAAACGACAACGAAATCGCGGAAGTCTTCACTATCCCGGCAGCAACGCCGAGCGGGACCGCGATCAAAGGCTCGAAGATCTTCAAGACCGCGAACATTGCCCTTCCTGTAGATCTCACATCAACCGGCAGCGCGAAGTTCCAGATTGACGGTGTAGCAGGAGCCGCCTCGTATACCGTAGGAAACCCGAAGATCTTCGATCTCGTCGGGTCCGTCATCAAGGGCGGGGACTCAATCGCCGTCACCCAGCCGGACTGCTGGTTCAGTGATGGCGGTCTTACCTGGGATGCCATGGACAAGGTCCTTGACGTAAGCACCGCGGTCGAGATGCACAAGCCCGACCAGCTCACGATGGTAGTGGTCACCGCATGAGCATCAAGAAAACCCGTGAGCAGAAAGAAGCCGAACTTCGGCAGATCCTCGTAAGAGAAGCTCCGAACCGGCAAAAGTTCGCCAAAAAATGCCAGGACCTCGACATCCAGAACGCCGACACAATCTCGATGCTGCAGCGCCGAGTCCAGGCTAAACGGTTCGAGCCCCTGATGTTGCCCGGAGGGGACGTGGTTCACATCCGAGTCACCCTCTCCCGCGAAGAGGAGGACCACCTTGGGGACCTGCGCAAGGAGTTCGTGAAGATCAAGAAACTCACCCCGGAAGAAGAGGAACGCCATGACGCCCTCAATGCCGAGCTCGCGACCATGACCATGAAGACCCCCGGAGAGATTCGGAGGGTCCGCGAGATCACGAGGGAACTCGAAGCCATGAGTACCCTCTCTGAGGAGAAGCAGGCCCGGCTCCGTGAGATCGATTACGATATCGTAGCGACCGTCACCCAGGATCCGAACCTCACGAAGGAATGGCTCCTCGCCAATCCCGATGCTTTCTCCCAGGACGATCTCTTCTGGATCATCGCGGGATTCAGGGCACAGGAAGCGAAGGCCGCAACGCAGCGGCAGGAGATGATCGCCCAGGCGCGATCATTTCGCGGAAACGCAGACGGGGCAAAACTACGGTGATTTCCTGCACTTCTGCGGGTTCAAATCGCCCAAAGAGTATGGGGACCTCGACGAGACCGATCGCGGGTTCCTGATGAGCTGGTATAACACGAAAATGAAGAAAGGAGGTTGAAATGGGAGTTGGCGGCAGCATGGGCGCGATGACGGATTATGATATCGCGTACGGCATCGTGGCGGTCGACAAGACCGCTGACGGAGTAAACAGCGCAGTCAGCACCACGCAGTCCGGCACGAAATCGATCGCCGAACAGTTCTTCTTCATGAGTTCGTCCATCAACCAGGCGATCGCGTACATCAACCAGGGATTCGATGCCACGGTCGGGGCTGCCCTCAGCTGGGCGGACAACATCAAGAAGATGTCCGATGTCACCGGCATGTCAACGGATGAGATCCAACGGCTCCGTGCGGCTGGCCTTGAGACGGGTGTTGCGCTGGACTCTATCACAACATCCGCCCGCATGATGACGCAGCGGCTTGGTGATGCCGGGCCGGCCGGTCAGGCTCTCAGGGACCGGCTCAAGGAACTCGGCGTATCCACAGTGGATGCCAACGGCAACATGCGGGGAACCTATGCCATCATCATGGACGTCATCCAGGCCCTGCATAACATCAACGACCCCATGGCACGGAACAACCTCGCGGTCGACACGCTCGGGCGCGGGTGGGCGAGCATGGCCCCCATGATCCGGGACTATGATGAAGCCGCAGCCGCAGCCGCTTCGGCAACGATTGTCAACGAAGATGAGATCGACAAAGCCCACGATCTCGGCATCGAGATTGATAAGCTTAACGCGAAACTGGGGAAGACCGGCCGTTCCGTCGGAATGGAACTCCTCCCTGCCACTGAAGAGTGGGTTGAACTCATCGGGGGAGCTCTCTCAGGAGATTCGCCCATTATGGGGTTCTTCACGTTCCTGAACGACACGCTCGTCATGTCAGCTCGTGGTTTTCACATTCTCGGACAAGAGTCGGTCGCGACCTGGCAGATCCTGAATCGGGATTTTGAGGGCGCAAAGAAGACCATGACGGAGCTCGCCCAGTGGGTGCAGTCCAAACAGACCGAGGACGCGCTCAAGCAGTCCGGCTACTTTGACGGTGCGGTATATATCAACGGTGCCTGGGTGGATCCTGAAGATCTCAAGGATAAAACCGCGAAGGCCCCCGCAGCTGATCTCTCGGATTCCGAGGAAGATAAGGTCAAGGCACTTACGGATGCCTACAAAGAGGAGCAGGAAGCCGTCAAGAAACTCGCCGATGAGAAAAACAAACTCTATGACTCCGATCGGGATTATTACGAAGGCATTCTCGAAGCCGGCGGCGACTATTCCAAGATCCGGAGCCTCAGCTCAGCACACAAAAAGGCCGAACGTACCAGCATGGCCACGATCGCAGAGGACCAGCAGGCCGCCAGTGATGCAGCCACCCGGTTCAACGAGATCAAGGCCGGTACCCCGCTCGCCCAGGTCAAGGGGACCAGCCAGTACACGACCGCCCAGGCCCAGACTACGAACTCCCTGAGTATCGAGACCGTGAACCTCGATTCGAAGTACAAATTCGACGATTTCCTGAAGGATTACGAGAAGTATCTCTCACAGCAGAGGAATCTCAAGGCGGTGAAATCCCTCCAATGACGTCATACTTCGGGGCGGTCGAGCTCGTAGAGGCGGGTAAAATGGAGGGTACTTTTCCCACCCTGACCAAATCGAGGATCCTGCATGGGGGAAAAGTAGCCGTTCAGTTCTCAACGAATTACGGAGTGAATATCACGGTCCGTTGCCGGGGCGCGTGGTCGGACGTTGTTGCTATCCTCGGAAAGATCGGGGTCCTTGATACTCTTACGATCGAAGGTGCGGCTTTCACGAACTGTTGCATCGACGGGACTCCCGAATTCAAGGAGACTGAAGGGCGGGATATCGCAACTGGCGCAATCCAGTTTGATTACACGGTGAAATTCGTGAGGAAAACAGTATGAACGGTGATGGAAAAATTCGGACACGGGCCGAGATGAGCGTCGTCCTGAGAGATAAGGACGGCAATCCGGTCGAGGTCAAACCGGAGGACAGAGATCATGACACTGAAATCATTCCTTAAGGAAATCTGGCTTCGCCTCTCAGGAAGAAGGAGAGGGGTCGCTGAGATGGATATCGTCCACAAGGATGTGGATGGTACGGTACTGCGAGAGGACCACGTAAAAACGAATATCACGTTCCGGCTCGATGCAAACGGCCAGCCGTTCGACATCCGGACGGAGGATGAGATAAAATGAAACCACTGTCGTTAATCAAGGCGTTCCTCGCCCTTGTCACGGTTTCCTATATCGGCATGGAATACCAGGCCCGGTACACGAACCAGAGCACGGCCGGATCGTGGCAATGGATGGCGATCGGCACCGGAACAACCGCAGAGTCCCCTTCGCACACTACCCTTGTGTCGGAATCGACCGCGTCCGGCATGGAACGGGCGCTTGCGACTTGCTCCTATGAGTCGTCCTACAAGAGCGTATGGACCAAGACCTACACCAACAACACCGCGGGAACGATCGCCATCAACGAAGCCGGAATCTTTGACCAGCTCGCGGTCGGTGGGCACATGCTCATGAGGGGCCTGATGCCGGCAGCTTACAACGTTGCCGCAGCACAGACGCTTGAAGTCACGATGAAACTCGCGCAGAGCGTGTAACCATGGCGATCGCAAACCTCGACGGGTACATCGCAGCCGCGAAACAGAAACCCATGATCGTGAAAACCGCATCGAAAACGACCGTGGCGTATTGCACGTTCACCATTTTCGACCTTGCGGGCATACCTCCGGCAGGAACGCTCTCCCCGGGCAACACCGCAAACGGCCTGATCCCGACGGATGCAGATACCGGGTTCCCCATGATTTCAGCACTCGGCGGGCTCGGATATCTCACCCGCGTGATATACACAAATTCAGTCGCGGGAAACCTCAGCATCTATGACAAGGTGTTCCACTGCGGGGCGTATGCTTACAATGCCGATATCACGCTCTCAGCGCAACCCTCGTACGTTGCACGGATGCCGGCATCGAGTTACGTGAACACCGAACTCTGGTATGAATGCGTTACCGCCGTCACGACCGCACAGTCGATTCAGATCAACTATCTGGACCAGGACGGCAACGCGGGCGACACCGGCGTCTATGCACTGGGCATCGCACCCACCCAGGGAAGGATGTTCAGGATCCCCTTGGCAGCCGGAGATTCCGGGATCTCGCAGATTACCCGTGTCCGCAGCACCGGCGCAACCGCAGGAACGTTCAACATCTGCGTTCTCCGCAGCCTCTGGTCCGGACGGATCACGGTTGCCAACGAACTTAAGGTTGACGACCTGCTGAAGACCGGCATGCCCCAGGTATTCGAGAACTCGGCCCTGTACCTGGTCGTTGACCCCGACTCCACCTCATCCGGATTACCGCTCATCCGTGCGGAAATAGCAGACGCGTAACCCGCCATGACCATCGCGAAATCAGTGTTCCGGCAATGTCTCAGTGACCGGCTCGAATCGGGAGATCTCGTACGGAAGGACCGGAACTCCTGCTCGGTAGATATAGCGATGGACATCTTCGAGGGGGGGAAATCCATTGTTCTCCCACTCGCCACCATCAAGATGACGCCAAGCGTGATCTACATCACGGGCGTTAACGAGTCCGTCACTCTCGACACTGCTACGCTCATCCTGACACCGGACCCGATCTGGGCCTCGGATGCTATGAAAGGCGTTATCCGGATGGTCCCGGGCGAGATTTACATCAAGGGTATCAACGAATCCGTGGTCCTCGATACTGCCACAATTAAGATGACGCCGGAATTATCAGCGCCCCTGAAAGCGTCGTTCTGGGCACAGCTCAAGATCGAAGGATCTCTCCATTGCGGACCGGCGCCCCCGCTGCATCAGTATCACGGATCGGTGTTCCGCAGATGCCCGTCAGATACCCTCGATTCGTCGATGCTCATACGGCAGTTTATAACCGACAGTCCCCTGACGCGGCCCGTGGCGTCGGAATTCTTCGAGCCCGGCCAGGGCGTGATCCTGGAAACACCAGTCCTGCATCTCACGGGCAGCATGTCGTTTGCGGGGATCAATGCCAGTGTTACCCTTGAGGGAACGATCAAGATGGTGCCCGCAGGCCCGAGCGTACGGGCAGGGTGTGTCCTTGAGGGCACGATCTGCCTGGTGCCCCTCAATCCGACAGCCCGCCTCTTCCTCCCGCCCTCTGGTGATGATGTTGAGACCGGTCTCCCCGCGCTCTGCTATAACATCGAGGTCTCCCAATCGCTGCAGAACAAGGTGGCGCTCGGGTCCTTTGACTTTGAACTCACCGAAACGGGCGGGTATTTCAGCGGTATCTATTTCAGAGATATTGTTGTCAGCCTCCCCGATCACCTCGGGAACCTGCATCCCGTTTTTGTGGGTTTCTTCCATTCAACCGATGCCAATTATGGGGAGGCTGATTATCACGAGAGCTTCCCCGCGTACGATCCGATGTGGAACCTCGGTATGGCAAACCTCAATGATGCCGATCGTATGATCCTCTCAACAGGAAGCCAAGCCTCCCAAACCCGGTACCGGCAATATTATACCTATGTGATTGGATTTTTCCAACTTGGGGATATTGTCCGGGGCAAAACGAGCGGGGATTTCGGCAAGATTGTCGAACTGCACAATTACGGTATGCGGTATTTTGAGGTTGAAAATCCACAGGGGGGAACCGCATACCCTGATCCGGAAGACGGGATGTATTATTTCCAGCATGGCGAGGAACTCCAGGTGAATTACGTCACCATCGCCTATGCCGATGGTCACACAACGAACGTCACCGGGGATATCTCAACAAGCCCGAGAACGATTGGCGAATGGGTGAAGGCCGTCATGGGCGGTGCCAATTGGCAAGAAGAATATGGCATCGAGCCGTTCAACATCATCGACCCGGGCATCTCACCTATCGATTTCATTTTCAACGAAGGGACGGCCATCCTCCCGGCAATCGAGAGAGTGGCAAAACGGATGTCGTATATCTTCGTCGGAAGACCGCGCGCGATCGGGAACACCGCCATCTTCTCCGGATACTTCATCCCACAGGCAGATATCGACACGCAGCTCGGCCTGCCCGCTCCGGTAACGTTCGTGGTCGGGAACGAGTACATCCTGAGACCCATCAAGTTGACGATGAAGGGTGACCAGAAATACAACCGTGTTACGATCAAATGCCAGGATTTCAATCTTATTTGGCATAAGTGTGTACTTGGGGGAGACGAAAAGCCGGTTAAAGATTATTTTGAGATCAACCCGGATATCGCTCTGCAGGAGGAATGTAATACCCGTTGTGCCGACGTCTATCTCTATTACCGCAAGATGATCGCGACCTGGAGTATGACCATCCTCAAACGACAGGATCTCCAGTATCTGCAGAAACTCGTCTTCACGGGATATGGATCCGAGATCCCGAACGGTACCTACCGTATCGTCGCAATCAAGCGCCGATATGCCGAGGGTGGCACCATTAATGAGGTCGATGTTTCGGTTGTAATCGATGAGGATTTCGCTCTCTACCTGAACCTGTCAAGAGTTTTCACTGATGCCGGCACGGAGATAGCCGCAATGGCCCGGTCCGAACTCCTCAAGATGGGCGCGAACGAGACCGGCGTTGCAACCGCGGTCAATGAGGATACCGGTAAAGTCACGCTCATCACCTCCGGCGGGCAGGTCCAGACCGGTGCAGAGGGTGATAACACTGACACTTGATCTTGGGAAGCCCTTGATCAATTTCAGGGATCTATCAGGAAAAGGCATCATCATGCCCGCCCGCAAGGTTGACGCGGGGATCCCGGTAGTCCGTTCAACGGATCTCTCAGGGAAGGGAACGGTTTTCCCGGCATCGAAAATCAAACCCGGGGACGCCGTCATCCGGCTTACAGATCTCTCCGGAAAAGGCATTGTCGTCCGGGCAGATGGCGGCGACGGATCCGGGACCGACTCCTCGGCCGTGGACCCCTGCAAATCCCTCATTGTCGGCATGAAGCCCGGCAGTGCAACAAAGATGCTGATCTCCTGGGTGCCGGGCGATAACAACGACAGTGTGGAATTCGAGGTATCGACCACGAAATTCTCGGATGTCCACAACGATCCCATGATGGATCTCCAGGTAACCTGGGGAGACGTCATCACCTGCGAGTATGAGATGATGCCCCTCCTCTATTGTCAGTGGCATTACGTCACGATTTGGGGGAGGAGGAAGGGAAGGTATTCGAAGGTGGCGCTCCGGTATCGGTTCCTGTTTCCGATGGCGAACATTCTGCCGTATCTCAAGATGTGGGTCACGATGAGAAATGATATATATTGGGGATATCCGGGAGACTTACAGGGCGCCCCCGAATGTAATCAAATATGGGGGGGACCGGCCGGACCCTCTTGGGATAACCCGGTCAGAGAGATGGTTCTCACGTTCCCATCGGTCCCAGACCCCCGAGTGGCCGGAGTTGCGGCGCGGAAAATTTTTCCCGGCATCACTCAACAATGGGCGGCAGAGTCGGCGTTCTGCATAACAATCCAATCGTCATCACACCCTCTTTACGGTAAAGTTTTCAGGTCGGAATTTCCCTACGATTATCTTCCGGATTGGAAATATGTTGATATGTCAGAGTTTTTTACGCCGGAGAATCAGAGAAAAGGGGAATGGTATTGTTGGTCTTGGTTCGAGGATTATGTAGACCACCCCGGAGAAAATGTTTACTATCAACCGAAGGGGTGGTGTTTCGACAGACCATTCGAGAGTGCCGGTCCTCTAGGGTCTTTCTGGCTTCCCGGGGATTCCCCATACGATCGTGAATCCCGCGGCCCCCGTCATGAATACGTCACGCTATTAGGTAGAAATCCGCTATATGCATACCCGTGGAACATAGCCGATACGATTATTGTTTTTAACGACGGCGGGTATAATTACAACACCGGCTGGCTGGCGTTCCGGCTTACTGACCCCGACCACGGCATATTCGAGATTTGGGCGAAATGTGCTGGCGAATGGTATGACTTTACGAATAAGATGGTGGATAAATACCGCGACCAGATAATCTACTTCGGAGAATTAGAACTTTGCAGCAACATCGGGGATGAAGAACATCTCACGTATCACGGGTTCCTCCCGATAAGCCTGCTCGATCTCACGTGAGATTAAGAAGAAATCTTTATCCCCTCAAAAATATTACGATTTTAATATGCAAAAGTGGCCGGTAGTGCTGATCATTGGTATCCTCGCATTGACTGTAATCCTGTCGGGGTGCATCAACCTGACTGTTGCACCTCAGCAAACAGTCCCTGTAATCACGCCAATGCAGACCGTAGTCACTACACCGTCCCCGATAACCACAGCGGCCACGACCCTGCCGACTCACACTCAGACAAAGACAGTCGCAACGACGACTCCGATTCCGACCGCTGCCGCCAATCTCGGACCGTTAGATGCACCGGTACATCTCAAATCAAACCTGCCCCCGGAGGAAAAGATCTCGTTTACGACAGTACGGCCCGGGAAGGTCAAAATCCATGTTTATTGTTTAATCCCGGGAAAAGCCGTTTTAACTTCTGCCTCAATGGATCAGGTATTATTACAGGCAAAGAGCAGTCCTGGAGAATCGAAAGATATTACAATCAACCTAGTCACCCCACAGACATATTGGATCTCAATATCAGGATTTAATAAAGCGGATATTGGCCTTCAAAAGATGTGGGCAGTTGACGTGACAAACGCATAGAGTCCGAGAAAATGTATTGTATTCATTGCGGCATAGAGAACCCGAATAATGTTTATTATTGCAAAGGGTGTGGCCGCCCATTCTTAAGAAAACAACTTGAAGAAATCGGAGACGAATATAAAATTAATGTCTGCATTTCCATTGTCGTCGGAATTTGCACTGGCATCATTTCTGGGATTTTTTCTGCCGCATTCAGTTCCCTATGGCACCCCGAATTATGGGTAGCAGCATTAGTCTTTTTGGCTGTTATTGTGGCGGTAGTAATGCTAATTATTTATGCTACGAAAACACTGGCAACCTCATTAAAAAACAGAATTAAACGAAATCTTTAGCCGATCAAATGAAAAAATTAATCGTCTTAAAATATTCTTAGCAACATATGAAATTTCCTGCAATCTGCGCCATTTTTGTAATCTTCCTGCTCCTGGTATCGGGATGCAGCTCACCGCCCCCGCAACCCTCCACGAATATCGAAACCAGCATGCCGCTCCCATCTACCCCTATAATCACCACCCCTGGGATAACCTCACTACCGTCAACAGGTACACCACAAGGCGAGGAGATGACCGTATCTTTCATTGATGTCGGACAGGGAGATTCCGAGCTTATCCAGTTCCCCTCGGGAAAGACTATGCTCATCGATGCCGGCCCCACAGATGCCGGCTCAACCGTCTCGAACTATCTCAGGAGCCGGGGGATCTCCTCGATCGATATAGTAGTGGCAACGCACCCGCACGAGGACCATATCGGAGGGATGTCAACAATTCTGAATGGGTTCACCGTGAAGCAGTTCATTGACAGTGGATATCCCCACACGACCAGCACCTACGAGAATATGCTCAATCTCATCGATAAGAAAAATATCCCGTTCCGGACCGTGGCAAAAGGGGATACCATCAACTTGGATTCCGCAGTCTCGATTACCGTTTTGAATCCCCCTTTGTTATTTTCCGACGATATAAACGAGAACTCGGTGGTTTTAAAAATCGTTTATGGGAAGGTTGCATTCCTTTTCATGGGTGATGCCAGCGGCATTACAGATCATGCGGATATCCTGAAAGTACCTCATCATGGCAGCAGCACCGGAGCATCCTCATTATTACAGATAGACCCCGCGGTCAGCATTATCGAGGTTGGTGCAGGGAATTCTTACGGACATCCGACAGCGACAACTCTCCAGAGCCTGCAGCAGGCAGGTTCGGATATATACCGCACCGACAGGGACGGAACGATCATTGTCACCACAAATGGTGTAACATATTCGGTGAGCCAGACGAAAACTGCAGGGACCAGCACCGCAACCACAATCCCGGTAATTGTAAAAACACAGTATACGACCGTCACGACAACCACGGCCAGCGGTACGGCCTCTTGCGATTGTTCATCCAACCAGTATAATTGCGCGGATTTTGCGTCAAAAACAGAGGCTCAATCGTGTTATGACTATTGTATTAATCAAGGAAAAGGCGATATCCACGGGCTTGATGGAGATAACGATGGTCTGGCATGTGAAAGCGGGACATCAGGATCATCCTCTACAACGTACAAAACAACCTCGTCCAGCGGGAGTGGGAGTTGCCCCGCCGGCAAATGTTGGGTGAATGGTTATTATCGAAAATCCGGAACATATGTAAAGGGTTACTGTCGGAGCTGTTAATTTTGAAAGCTACTATTGACCGGATAGAAGGGAATCTTGCAATCCTGATCACACGGGATGAAAAGCCAATAACATTTGATCTCCCTGTACCATTCCTGGGGGATACGCGGGTGGGAGATATCGTTGATATTACTATCACCAGGGATCCCGAGAGCACGCAGGCCACCAAGGAACGGGTTTCCTCAATGATCGAGAAATTGAAAAAGAAGTCGAATTAGTAGGAGTGTGGGCCTCGGAAGGATCGGTTAATACCTTTCCCGGATGGTGTAAAATATTTTAATCCTTCAAATGAAAACGGGTGATTCGAATTTTTAACAGTTATTTGCTCGATAGTGTAATTGTAATAATAATTATTCACAATGTAAGTGATGTTTTGGGAAGCACAAGATAAATTTCCGTTAGCTTGAGGTTTATCATTATTTTGCTGAATTTGGGATAATTGGGGTAGAGTATTACCCATCAGGTATACAATTCCGAAAAGAACAGTTATTAAAATGGCCATAATAAGGCAAAACATGTAGGTGTACGACCGATATTCAACATTAAATCGATCTCTTAAGAACACATTTCTTCTTTCCTCTCGTTCATCACCATCTTGTTGTGCAAATTGTATTTCCCATTCAAATTTCTTATTCTCAAACCTATAATCGTTATACTCTCTCGCAGCCCAATCCATAAGAGTAAAAATAAGGGCCGCCACGAAGAGTATCAGGCCAACCATAACTCCAAATGCATCGATCATATTTCATTGTTAATTCAAATGCTTAAAAGAATAGGTGTAGAGTGCCACAATTAATGTCCGTTTTGTTGACAGAGTTTATGTCCGCTATCTAGACATTTTCTGTTTTTGTTGAAATTGGTTTTGTTGTTGTAGACCGATGCGGGAGTCATCCAATCTAAAATTTCCTGCTTTCGCCAGTTGTTGTAGAGGGTATCGAAGTTCCAGAGTTCTCGTCTGAAGTGACCCAGTGAACGAAATTCCTTGAGGGCGATGAGTTCCCGGTAGAGAGTCTTGTGATATCGTTCGATCTTGCCGCGGCCGCGAGGATGGTACGGTTTTCCGAAGATGAGTTTGA